GAGCTAATTCTTTTCCAGTATTGTAATCCATAATGAAAATATACTCGTATTTATAGTTAGCAATGTGCCATCCAGCTACATGCAAGTTTGCGTTTTCGATTTCCCCAAACTGATCAATGTGGGCGTAATTTGTTCCATCTGTCAGCGTAGGATTTGCTGCACCTGCTCGAGTTGGATCAATGACTGGTTTATCATCTGAAGTAGTTGGATTTTCATCGGTAAATCCATGAGCTAAATCATAGGCTAATTTTTCTTTACTTACGCCCATTTCAGAAAGATAACCGTAAGGATCTGTATGATCGCCCCAAATATTTTGTGTTACCCATAAATGCGATTTGATTCCTGGTTGGTTATAAGGAGTGTCTAATGTTAATGGAATACCATATTTTATTGCTGAATCTCTAGCCAATTCAACGTATGCTTTATAGTTCTTTTCAAAAGTTGCTTTATTATGTGTGTGTTGTAACTCAATCTGCACAGGACTATTGGCATTAGCATACGAACCAGCACCGTACTGTACATAACCAGGTTGTCCGACTTGATAAACAATTCCACCGTCTCCCACAATGTAAGCAGTGTAAGCGCTAGTCCATGAACGTTGCATATACTGCGCTTCATTGCGTCCTGTTGCTGTTTCATTAGCCGTTTCATGCAGTAAAATGTACTGATTATTTGCTACTTGTGAGCTGCCTTCATTTGCGCCCAAATTAAATTCATCGTTGATCGTATAGGCAAACCCATTAATTGGCAATAAAAAAAGAGCCGTTAACAGGCTCATCACAGTAATAGTAATTTTCTTTTTCATTTGTTTCCTCCTATTTTTTCAAATTATAAGCCGACACACCAGTGATAACACCTAAAAATGTTGCTACTGCATTGATAGTAAGTACTGTCATATCTGTTCCATTCCATCCATATGCTTTTCCTAACGTGGCTACTAAAACAGATGCAGCTGGTAAAACTGTTAAAACCGTCCATTTAATGACTTGATAATACTTATCGGGTAAAATCATTTCTTCTCACCTCCTTTACAATTTAGTCAAGAAATAGCCAATGATCGTAATGCCTAAACCGATCATGTAACCCCACGACCATTTATTATTGGCTTTCATTTCTTTGATATCTTCCGCATTATTAAGCGCAATAGAATATGCCTGATCCGCTCTATCTTTTGCACTTTCCGCTTTTTCGCGTAATGATTCGTAATTATCCAACTTCGTTTCAATACGCACTAAACGTTCTACCACGTCTTGTATTGCTTCATCTTTCAACCAACTAGCCTCCTTTCATTGCAAAATAAAAAACACCCTCTATTGAGCGTGTTGGTAGCAAAGTTAATCTATTTTATAAATACATTGACCTGCGGCCCAGGTAGTTCTTGAAGACCAGCCTAAGCCAATAGTAATTGTACCTTCAGTTACACCCGTAGAATGTTTCCATCCCTGCGTATCAAAAGTAGCTAGTGATACACCGCTAGACGTCCGTATCATACATTGATTATATTGTTTTTCATGAGGGATAGCCCAATCAGGTAGTTTGGCAATTTCTGTTAATTGATTATTATTTGCTCCATCTTTTACATTGAAGCTTAGAAAAACATATCCTCCTTCTAACTCTGCTGCAAACTGTGGGACTTGGCCATTATCATTAGTAGGTGTAAAACCGTTAAGCAAACTTAATTCGGCATATTTTAAGTAACCAGATGGACTATTCGTAGTGATATAATCTATTCCTAAGTCTTTCATCTTTTCAAAAGAATTATATCCAACAGTCCACGCGCCAATTTTCAGGCGATTAGCATGTAGCAAGTTTACATTATCTTTAGTTAGAGACGCATTATTTTCATTTATATCTAAACCGCAAGGTAAACCAAGCGTTTTTAATTTTGTAATAACATCTGTATTAATTGTACCTTGATATACCCACTGTAATTCGTTAAAAGGAAATATCTCTCGCATTAAAACTAACATATCGTAGTTAAAACTGATAAATATAGTTTTTTCAGTCATCCCAATTCCATCAGAAATAGTTTTAATTAATTGAAGTTGTTCTTTTGTATATCCGCCAGTAGCTTTTATTTCAACAACTGGTATTCTATTGTTTTTTTTACATATCAATAAAAACTCTTCTAAATTAGGTGGAATTTTTTCATCATCAGTTAGCTTATCAACATTAGCACCTGTATCAATTCTTAAGGCTCTAAATTGATCATAGGTCATATCTGATATTTTTCCTGTACCATTAGTTGTTCTATCTACTGTTTCGTCATGCATAACTACCCAACGATTATCACTTGTTAACTGAATATCTGTTTCTATCGCTTGGTGTCTATAAACATTTTCGAAAGCTACAATACTATTTTCTGGTGCGGTTGAATTGTTTCCTCTATGTGCAATCCAAGTTAAGCCATGTGTACTTTTATTCTGCGTGAATAAATTTTTGTTTTGTAGTGTAGATATATCTGTAGTGTTAGTGGAGATATTCGTTGTATTAGTAGCAATATTATTTTTATTATTAGCTATTTGTTTATTTAAGTCTGCTGTTGTATCTGAAAGATTTTTGTTAACAATAGCTACTCTATCATCTGTATACTTGTTTGCTTTTCCTGTGATTTCAGAAATTTTAACATCCGTGGCCAGATTGTCTTCGACATATTCTGGTGCTATATCCCATACATAATCTTTTGGATTGTTTGAGTCTCGCATGCCAATTCCTCGGTATTTATATTGATCGATGTTCGGTGTTCGTGTATCACCTTTTTCTAGTTTTGCCCATGAAATAGTTGCAGGTCCGTCAGCAACTTGACTAGTTGGCGGAAGTTGATAAACTACCACCGTTGCCCCACTACCTATTGGTTGAGATATTGTAGCAACGATAGAGCTTGACCACACGTCTGTTAAGCCTTCAACTGGAGTAAAAAACCCTTGAAACTCAGGTTCTGCACCTGTGGCTGTTTTAATATACATACCAAATTGTTTGTTAGCTGGTTTTGTTCCCTGTATGGTAAAAGTTAATTTATCTCCATTATTAATTGTTTTATTAATATCAAATGAACCAATTAAGTATTTAGAATTATCGTAACTTTTTGATGTAATTATATTCTCACCCAACGGCACTTTACTTAAATAATACGGTGCATAGAGTAGATTTGGCTGATATGGTGTGGCTGTCCAGCCGCGTTCAAGCTTGATATCATAACCAATGTAAAGTTTACCGGCTTGTCCTTTAGTCGAGTAAACCTGAAAAAAAGTAAATTCTCCGTCTGACACGTTTGCAGGTACAGTAAATGTCTTTTTAATGAACCCCCATTTTCCCCTGCAACTATTATCTGGATATAGAGAAGTGACACGTGTCACAACGTTATTAGCTGATACACAATACGGATAGATTGCCGTAGTGCCGTATTCTGTGGCGAAATCATCACTAATCATTATAGGCACAGTTGCGGTATAAGTAGCGCCTTTTTCTAACCGTCCTACAGCTGGAATATATACGGTTCTATCTACGCCGTTTGCTGACGCATCGCTAAAGTCAAGTACAAAATGCGAACCGCCGTCTTTGACATAAGCAGGAGGTTCTGTAATCGCTGAACTATTTTTACTTAGTTTTGAAAAATCTAAATTTAGGAATAAGTTAGCTCTTCCCGAATAATCATAGTCCCCGAAGTCGATGCTGTTACTGTACATGACTTGCAAGTTACCTAATTTAGAAATTTCTTCTTTCAGAGCATCTAACTTGTCTTGTAGCGTTTTAGCTTGACCAGTTAAATCAGTAATCTGTTTATTTAAGCTATCCACTCTACCTTTAATTTCAGCCATAAAAGCATCAAAAGTTTCATTATACTTTCGAATCAACTCTTCCAATTGCGAAACGTATTCATCGGCTTGGCCTTGCGAAATGTCAGACACTCCTAGTGAGAAAAAAATGATGTCTTGCGTTGTTAAAATTTGATTACCTTTTCTATATTCTACGTAGCAGTGTTTATAATATCCTGCTTCACTCATAAATGTGCCATCAAGAGAAAATGTGACTTCTTCACTAGTTACGCTAGTTGCAACACTATCTACGTAACGATTAGATGGTGTTGTTCCTTTTAAAGTAAATGTTCCGCCACTCGTATCCATCTTCAAGCCATTTAGAAACGGTTTAACAGTCACCGTAATCCCTTTATCACCTTGACGAGCCATAATAGCTTTGGTGTAGTTTAATTCTTTGCTGAAATCTAAAGCCAAATTATATAAACTGCTAGCCATTTATATACCTCCTTGTCTTCGTTTTAAAAACGTTTTTGGTCAAGCACTGTGCTATCATATGCTGTATCCTCTTTTAATCTAATATCTTCATACCCTAGACGGTGTGCCACTAAATTCCATCTAACTAATACGTTTGGCTTACTAGTTTCAATGATGAAATGGTCAATATCTTCATGAGTAACAGCACACAAAACTAGTTCTGTAGGTGTCACATGTGTCATATACCGACTTAGATTTACTGTCTCAGCAAACATGGGGTCAATATCAACACGAACTTTACCATTATCACCTGTAACGGCTTCCCCATAATCAGCGAAATAATATTCTGGAGTTTCATAAGCGTTTAATAGTCGTTGTCCATAATGTTCTGTTGGTACGGTTGAGTTTTTAGTACCTCTAACAGTAAAATCTTTATATACTTGTACCGTTGATTGTTCAAACCTAGCAAGTTTCCCATCTTCCCATGAACCAAAAAAACAACCTGGTAACGTTAGCATACCGTCACTAGTAAATTTCATAGTCCTACCAGCTACTTTAAATTCCCATGAATTACCTGCACTACCATCAATACCTAAAGAATTACCGTCACCATCATTTATATAACTAGCATTACTGTATCTGAAATTTGGCGCACCAAAAGATAAAAACGGTCTGTTATTACCATTATCCCACGTACTAAAAACCAAGTTACCCTGTGGATTTCTAATCATGAAACCACCACCAGTTTTCATGGTGTATGATACAATACCGGCATCAGCACTTACATAATCACGTGCTTCTAGCTCCATAATATCTTTGTTAACTTTTTTTGAGTACCAAGTCATTTTGCCATTAGCAATACTTGTTCTATAATCAGCACCATCACTAATTAATGTAGTACCTCTAATAGTAATCCCTACTATCTCACCAGCTGTAATAAACGAGGCATTGAATCCGCCATCTAACGTCCATGCCGTTTCATATGTTCCATTAATACCAGTTTTAGAGAAACCAATACCCGCGTTGTTGATTTGCAAAACGTTCCGTGCAGTATTCTTATCTGGCGTGTCCATAATCAAAATACGACTAGGTGCTTCTTTAGGATCTAATAAAACATACCCACCATCTTGGCCAGTAATCATATCAGTTTGATGATCTACAATATCATTGATTAAATCACTGATTTCGCCACCATTTTTCAATTGATCAATGGCATCATTAATCAAATTGCTGACATTATTCTCTGTGTTTTCTAAGAAGTTTGTTTTGACGTTTCCTACAACTAATTTATCGTATGAATTGGTTAGAACATTAAACGTATATTCCACAATTCTCGCTGACATATTCACTTTTAACTGTGGATGATACACATCTACTCCGTCGCCCATCGAAACTTTTTCTAAATCAACAAATTTTTCATAGCCTCTCTGATGCCTTAATGGTACTAATTCAATCGAACCACTCACTTGTGGTTTTTGTTTATCTATGTTTGTTTTCAACCAGTCTTTAGCAGCTTCCCTTAATGAGGCTACATCAGTCGCTTTGTCTTTAAAATCAACAAAAGAAACATATCCAGCAGGATAATCATCCACGTAATCCGTGAAAATAACTTCTTCTGGTAGAGTGATCTCGTCTTCTCCTTCTGAAGAACTGCTAATGAATGGATAAACTCCAACTAAAACGCTTTGAGCATCTATCTCTAAGTCAAGACCAGTTAAGTTTTTAGTATAAATCGCTTTGATTTTATGATCCGTACCTAGCCTTTTTTCATGACGTAATGTGTTATTATCTTTAAGAAATTCCCCATGAAATCGATCTAGAATAGACCCCTCTTTTCCACCAAAGAATTCTAAAAAATTCGCTTTTTCTATCTTCACATTAGCAAGCGTATCTACTAACGATGAGAAAGAAAACTGCGAAGGGATAGCTGGTTTCGCTAAAGTTTTTGCGTTTTGCCATGCCTGAGTAGCAGTGATCTTTTCTGTTCCGCTGTCATATTTATTCAACACCGATTTTCTTATATCATTGAAAATAGGTTCAGCTTTTACTTCTATCGTATTTCCTATTACGGAAGTCTTTGCATAATAAATCCGTAGACGCTGTTTTGCTCGATTTTCATCTACATAGCACTGAATAATACGCCCCTCTATAATCAAGTCTGCATTAGTTCCGCTTATTGGATAAGTACCCTGAAATATCTCGGCTCCGTTTAATTTATTGCTAACAGTAGCTGTTAACCAGTCTGATAAAGCACCTAAACCTTGCGTATCATATAAATGTTCAGTTAAATTATTCGCGTCATTTTTATCGTAAATAGTTATTAAATTATCGATCATCTATTTCACCTACCTTAATCCATTACGATAAATTTGTATTTTGCTCAAACCGGTGCAATTAAAATGATTAATATCCACTTGCAATGTCGGATATTGCATGGTCTTCATTTTGTTGGACCGATCTAAAATATCTCCGTCCGATTGCTCTTCGTAGCAAAGCATCAAATCACTATCAATGACTATGTCAGTTCCCACTACTAAGCCTTCAAAACTAAACACATAATCATTTAAAATGAACTGACATGAAGTAGCTGAAGGAGTGATGATAATCTTCGGAAAACTTTCTTCTAAACTATTATTCAGCAAACTAAATGACTGTGGTTTATCTACGGTTATAGGCACATCTTCTTGAACTCTTGCGAATGGTTTCGCAGTAATATTTACATCGAACTCTCCCCATTCAACAATATCGTTTTCTGCATCCCCAATATCGATAGTCTGGATAACATAATAGACGTTGGGATCATCAGAGAATTCTAATTTCTTTGCATAATTTAACCAATGACGCATGATATAAAACGATTGCTTGAACGCTTGATGGTCTTCCACATCCTCTAAATAGTTATAGTGCAATGTAAACGACATGTCTTCAAACGAGTAATCTTGTACTAAGCCACCTAACCGTCCTAAAACAGAAGTCTCAACTCTCTGCCTTTTTGGAGAAGGTATGGTTGGTCTTTCAGCTAAAGCCAATTTATGCAAATAATCAGGAAATCCATCGATTATAGAATGTATACAATCAGTCATTTTTTCACATCCTTTTTAATACTAAAAAAACAGGAGAAATACTCTCCTGTTTAACGCCATGCCGAAGCATTATCATTTTGAACTTTTGTAATGCTATCAATGATTTGTTGAGTTGTTTGCTTCATAGTAACTTCATCTGCGTTACCATCAATTGTGAAATTGAATTCGTAATTGTTCACAGGTTGAATCGTTTGTGCCCTAGATGAAACTGATGTGCTACTCAAGATACGATCACCAATTTCTTGCAAAACAGATCTTTTCAAAGGTAAAACTGCTTCAGGTCCTGCTTCACCGACACCGATAATATTTGGAGAATTAAACACACTACCTTTCGCATACCAATCAACACCCAATGTTGGGATTTTCCCCTTCAATGGATTGAATTCTCCGCTCAATTTAAAATGTGGTAACGGAATATGTGGTATAGAAATATTCAAATTATCAAAAATACCACTGATTTTATCTCTAATCCAATCAATTGGAGCGCTAACAGTCTTTTTAATACCTTCCCAAATATTAGCAATCGTACTTTTAACATTATTGAATATGTCGGAAACAATACTTGTTAGATTGGACCAACCGTTTGAAATTGCATTTTTTCCATCGTTCACTTTAGAACTAATGGTACTTGTAATTCCGTTCCAAAGATTTGAAGCTGTATTTTTAATACCGTTCCAAACACCACTAATCCATGAAGATATGCTATTCCAAACACTTTGAATTACACTATTTGCTGCATTTGTAGCATTGTTTATACTGCTTGTCACACTATTCCAGGTATTTGATGCACTATTCTTGATAGCATTCCATTTATCAGTTAACCAGCTTGTGATGGCAGTCCACACGCTGATTATGCCGTCTTTTGTTGATTGGACTAGATTATAAACTATAAGCTTTATACTATTCCATACGGTACTAGCTGTACTTGCTATTGTATTCCACGTACCAGTCAACCAAGTAACAACACTATTCCAAATATTTATTATCCCATCCAAAATAGCATGGGATAAATTAATAATAAAATCTTGAATAGGTTGCCAGATTGCAATTGCCGTTTGAGAAATAGTATTCCAAGTGTTTGTTAATACAGTAAGAATATTATTCCATACCATTATTAATGTATTTTGTATGTTTTCCCATACACTGGAAAACCATGTCACAATAGGATCAAATACATTATGCAATGTAGTAATGATATTATTCCATGTATTCATTAGGAAATTTGTCATACTATTCCATGTATTACTTAAGAACTCAGAAATAGGTGTCCAAACAGCTTGCCACGCTACATAAAATAGCTGTTTAGCTACATCAAAAATGCCTACAATAACATTAATAGCCGCTTGAATAATTGATGTGATGAATGTCCATGGGATTTGCACAATACCCACAATATCAGCCCATATGATTGACCAAACTTTCTTTACGCCATCCCAAATATCTGCTGCCCAGTCAACAAAGTTCTGCCAAGTTTCTTTTACTCCTTGCCAGATATTTGATGCGCCTTCGGTTAAAGACTCCCATAAGTTATTAAACCATTCAGTTAATCCATTCCATAAGTCTTTTATACCGCTAACAAACTCGCTCCAAGCCTCTTGAACTCCTTGCCAGATGTTGGAAGCTCCTTCAACTAATCCGCTCCATAGCTCTCCAAACCAATCAGAAACTCCTTGCCAAATATCTTGAACCCAATCTACAAATCCAGACCAGGTTTCTTTAACTCCATCCCAAACTGATGAGGCACCTTCTTTTATACTTTCCCAAGTACCACCCAACCAATCAGTGAATTTACTCCATATTCCCTTAAACCAGTCAGTAATTGCACCCCAGTTCTGAAACGCTGTGATTACAATCGCTATTACAGCTGCAACGCCCGCTATAATTCCTATTATTGGCAGCAAAACTGTAGAACCAAATGTGCCAACTATCGTAACAACTGCGGTTATAACAGGAGCTAATGTGCTTAATAATGCTAGAATTCCTCCAAGAGCTAAAATGAAATTTTTCATTGGTCCATCAAGTTTACTCCACCATTCGGCTAATCCTTGCAAAGCTTTCGCGCCTGCTTGTAACCCTTTGATAAACACAGGCAATATATCTTCACCCAACGAGGCATAAAAATCTTCTAATGCTTGCTTTGCTCTTGTCATTTGGTTTTCTAAACCATCAGACTCCCTACTAGCCTGACCTGTAGCACCGGCTAATTTTTGCATATCTTCAGCATATTGAACTCGAACTGCTTGTTTGGTAGCCTCATCTAAATCAGACCATTTTTGAGTTTGTGGGCCTAATTCTTCATTTATTTTATCTTGCGCATCTTTAAGTTTTAAAGCAGCCTCTCTTGCTTCTAAAGATCCTTCGCCATGTTTCTTAATAGCATCAGCATACTTAGATTGTGCTTTTTCAACGGCTAACAATGACTCTTCACTGGCTTTTTTTGCTCCTTCAGTCGCTGGTATCAAGTTATGCTTAACAGCATAAGCAGCCATTTGAGTATCATTAGCAAATAGACCTATTTGTTCTCCACCTTCGTAGTTCCCTTTTATGAATGAATTAAGAGATTCACTAGCATCATCCATAGACTTATCGTAAAAAGCTGCTGCATCTGCTGCTAACTGAGTACTGTCACCAGCTAACTCCATAGCTTCTTTTGTATCATATCCAAGTCCTTTAAACATTGACGTATATTGCGTAAAAACAGGCTTGATCGTATTTGGTAACATTCCAAATTTTTCAGCCATTCCCTCAACGGCGTCCTGCGCTTCCCCTTCTAAAGAGCCAAAGACTTGTTTAAATTGGGCCTGCATAGCTTGTGCTTTTCCAGCTGCTTCAATAGACTTACTGCCTACATCAATCAGCTTATCTCCGATCACTGACAAGTGATCAGTAGCTTCCATTAAATTGCCCATATCAAGTTTTTTGCCGATATCGTCTACTGTGGATGTATCAACGTTTTTAGCAGCATTACTTAATTCTTCGAATTCTCTTTCCGCATCATTAAGCTTAGTTTTCATATCTAAAGCTTCGGTAGATGTTTCTCCAAATTCTTTTTGTGTGGCATCTAATTGTTTTTTTAGCACTTCGATTTTTTGTTCAGCAATATCACTCTGTTTGCCGACATATTCTTGTGCTTTTGCTAATTTTTCAGATTCGGTAGCAGACTGACCAGCAGTTGCTTGCCATTTTTTATATTCGGATTCTACTAATGATGCACTTGATTTTAGGTGTTGTTGCTCATTATCTAAATCCTTCATAGTTGACTCATAGGTTTTAAATTCACCTTTAGATTGAGCCAATGCTTTACTCGTTTTATCGATATCATTAGATAACCTTTGTTGCGCTGTTTGTTGATTAATCAGTTCTCTCTCAAGTTTCTGAACTTCGGTGGAATTTTCTCCATAATATTTTTTGGCATTGGCTAAACGTTGACTAGTTACTTCAACTTTTTGACTTTGTAATTCATACTGCTTTTCTAAAGAAGATAATTTACTTCCTAACTTGTCTGATTCAGAACCAGTCTGTTGTAATTGAGCTTGTTCTAGTTTTAATTCTGCTCTATTTTTAGTTAATTCAGCGCTGATTTCTTTTAACGTAGATTTCAATCCGTCATCGTTAGCTATGAAAGTTACTTCTGCTTCTGTTCTCTTTTTAGCCATTTTTTACCTCCTTTCTTTAGTTTTTCTGGGATTGGTTTATTGCATAGTTTTTCCATCCTTCATAAGCACTCTTGTTGTAAGCCATTTGCAAAATGTCATCTAAACAGATATCGCTTAAAACCAAATCTGAAGGCATAGAAAAAACGTCGGTCAACATCGAATAGACATCGACCCACGTTTCAACTAAGAGCTTTGGCATTTTTACTTTTGAAGCTTTTTTTCCTTATTTGCTTTTTCGAATTCTTTTTGATAGGCATCTCGTGCTTGTTTGAACATCATAGTACTGTATACAGCTACTGCAACCTCCATATCAAAATCCCATTTGTCGATAAATTCATCGAATGAAATGTAATCAACCATGTTCGCTTGACGATAAGCTACATATACGGCTTTTGCACCTTGAATAACTGTAATATCCATAGAGCCTTTTCCCATCGACATTTTTGCAAACTCGTCTGTGTTAAAATCTCTATTGATCATCAATAATTTCTTGATATTCAGTTTAGGTTCTAAATTCAAAATTGTTCCATCGTTTAGTTCAATTTTTGAGTAATCTTCGTTCATTTTGCTACCTCCGTTTTATGTTTAAGCTTGTGTCGTTGTAGTAGTGGTTGTTGAACTCTTTTTAATCACATCAGCAGATAGATTCGTCATCCATTGATCTGTTAAGTCTTCTTCAAGTTCTGCAACAATTGCTTCATGATAGAATTTACCAAATTCATCTTGCATAACTTTTGTTTCTAGTTCTAACGCAGCTACTTCATCCGCTCCATTTTCAATAGAGAATGTTAATCCTGTATTCGAAGTGCATGCTAACATACCAACTAACTTGCTATTTTCTTCGAAGTCATCCACGATCTCTGCAGCAAGTGAGAAATCTTCGCCTACGGAATCAGGACCGTAAGAGTAAATGCCTGGTTTAATACGTTCATCTTGTTTCAACCCATTGAAACGTCGATAAACTTCCATCGGTACATGTGCAGTAATTGTTACCGTCATATTGATTGGTTTAGATTTTGATTTTACTTCTGTCGCTCCACATTTTTTAACCACCGTTTGCATTTCTGTTTCGCCATCTAATTGTCCGTTACAATCTGTTGCGATTGCATTTTCTGCGTTCTTAAAATTAAAAGCAATTCGTTTGATACTCACGTTATCGAACGTTGTTACTACAGTTGTTGTTTTAGCCATTATTGTTCCTCCTATTTATTTAATTTATCGAATTGACGAATCAGCAGTTCTGTAATGGGATCAAGTGCAAGACCTAATCCTCTTCTCATGAATTCGTCTGGCTGATTTCTTTTAGAAGTACCTATCCCCAAATCAGGATATTTTAAATACTCAAATTTTCTTGTAGGTCTAATGATGAAACCCAAATTAATATATTGAGTCTTAAGTGGACGACTATTTTTTGCGTGTTGGTGTCCTCTTCTTAAATCTGCTTCAGAAACAGGAATTTTTTCCGTAATCCTATCCACTGCAATATCTGAACCTTTTGATTTCAATGCTTCGTTAATCAGTCGTTCGCTCTCGCTTGAATAGCGTTCCATCCGCACAAGAAGTTCATCATGTCCATTTATTTTTAGCTCCCAACTATTTTTAGCCATGACAATCACTCTTCAATAATCGTCTAAACGTAAATACCAATTGATCGATATAACGATCTTGATTTTCTAGTTTTAAATGGTTGGGATCCATTCTCTGAAAACGAATAGAACGATTTTGAATCAATGAAATAATATCTAGTGAATCTCCTGTTAAATCTTCTCTATTTTCTGAATAGAAAGTTAGATATAGATTTTGACCCACGCTATATTTTGGTTCAGTGATCATTTCTATTTCTCCTGTTTCGAGAATGAAGTAATTAAAATCATCAGGTAGCTCATCCTCGCCAACAGAGTCTTGAAAGAGTTTTAGCTTAAAATGTTCTTCTAAGGAAGTTTTGATAGCAGAAATTTGCTTATTTAAACGTTCTTTTTCTTTAGAATTATCAATCACCATATTCACCCACACTTTCAAGATAAAAATAGATATAAAAATTATCGTAATCGGCATAGATAACGTTGTAACGCATACTATTGATTACGATAAAATATTGATCTTTATTAAATTTCTTGGCGATTGGATGAAATGGTGTCTTTACTTTCTTAGTTAATTTCGATCCCATCGCATCCATAGCTGTTATATCGCTATCTCTCATGGAAAGATTTCTAAATTTTAAAGAAGTGATTTCTGTATCTTCTACACCAATCTTTTTTCCTAATTCATTTCTTTTTGTGGTTTGCGTCAAAATCTTTAACCATCCATCGTTGAACGTTTCTTCGAGTCTACGATTATTCGCCATTCCCATCACCTGCAATATATTCTTGTAGCGCATAATGTTGAATGAAACCTAATAACTCACTAGCGAAATTTTGTTCAAACTCATCTAAAGCACGATTCCAGTCGTATCTACATCTTTCGATTAGCAATCCGTATTCTAAGCTTTCAGGAGAAAAAGAAAGAGTTGTACTCACTTTACTTTGAAGATAAACGGCATTTTTAGCTATCATCTTTTTAATTGACTCATCTTCTTCATTCCAGGTAACGTAAATGTTATCCTTCACAGCTGTTAGCAATTCTTCAGTCACTTGTTCAGGCGTCATCTAACCACCGCCTTAATTGCTTTAACATATGCGTAAGAACATTTTTTCTTGTTTACAAATGATAAATCTTCATCAAAAGGTGTGGAAGTCACGTATCTCCCTTTGAAAAATAAATCTTCATCATTTGTTGTTACTCCAGCATTATGCAAGATTTTTACTTCTTTAACTTTTTCTATTGGGTCAGTAGCAAAACAAAAGTCTAATTCCTCGTGAACTTTAGGACCAATATTGAAATACATCATGTTCCAAAGCTGTGCCCACATCTCGGATGTCCAGATTTGTATATTTGTTTTTTGCCCTCTAAGGTAGCGATATAGCCGATTAGAATCTAGATAAACCTTTTTCCAATAATTCGCTTTAGGACGGTTAATAACCCACTGTGCGCCTCCTGAATTAGTGTTTATAGTTTCCAAAGATTCTACTGTAACATTTACAATGTTTGCCATATCTTTTAGAATATTTTCTCCGTTTTCACAGCTTCTAATATAATCAAGACTTAGATAACTACAGCAGTCGCTACAATACCAAACATCATCTTTAGAAGGCAATTTGCGCAAATTAATTCTTTTATTGAAAATGACATCCGAATCGATATAGAAATATCGGTCGTTCTCACGCGAATGATCTTCTTCTAAATATTTCCACCATAAATATGGTTTAATCGAAGGAATATACTCTTTGTCGTCCCGCAGATCATCGTACACATGAACTTCAACGCCATATTCCTTCTCAAAAAAAATAGGAATCTGATCATCGTGTCTGCTGAAAAGCAATACGATGTCTTTGATTCCTAGTTTCTTCAGATTAGTTAAACAAACTTCAAGCTCCCATTTAAACCGATTGATTGCCGGCTGACAAAGAATATACTTCATTCTGATCACCTACGCTTGTGTTGTAGTTGTTGTGGTTGTTGGTTTTGTAGTTGTAGTAGTAGTTCCCAAAGCGCTAATATCTAACACAATGAAACTATCGTTACGTTTAGGTTGTCCATTTGCATATTGTTTAGCTAGATAAATGCGTTCGTCTTCAACAAAATGGTATTCATCTGAAGCTTCAATTTTTAGCGTAGATCCTACACCCATGAAGTAATCTGAAGCTACCCCAATAACTGCTTTTCCTTCTGGCACAGCAGTTGACTGCAAGTCTGAAACTGGTACTGGCAATACTTGTACATATTCTCCATTAGCAGTTAGTACAGTCTTAGCTGGGAATACTTTAGACCAGTAATCAGTTGGATTCACAATTAGGACCACATCAGAAGGATTCACATTACGATAAATCGGATCATCTACACCTTCGATATTGAATTTTGATAGTCGTGCCATCAAACCGCCCATAGTTGCAGCATCTAAAGCTGTAATAGGTTCTGCTGTTTTTTCAGCATATTCTCCGCTAGTTTGTTTGCTCATGTCACGCATCATTCCGACTGGCATATCTTTACCAGTACCATCAACAATTGCTTGTTCTAATGCAATTCTCAATGATTCTACTAAAACAGTACGGACATAACGATCTAACCATACTGGACCTAAGTCAAGCATTGCCTTACATACAGGAATATAACCTGATAGCTTGAACTGCTTCATGTTAATTACGTCAAAGCCATTATCTAAAACTTTTTTAACAGCTTCGCAAAGTTTACCCCACCATGCTGGATTGACTCCACGTGACACAATCCATTCTGTTACACCAGTTGTGTTAACAAAAGTAATTTTTTGCAATAGTGGATGAGATTGTTCTAGATCTTCAAATACGCGTTCAAATACAGTAGCTGGTACTAATTCTTCAACTCCTGCAAAACCTTCGTTATTCACTACTTCGTTATAGAATTTTGTTTCTTGTGTAGTTAATACACGCTGACCACGGTTCATTAATACTAATTGATCTTGATTTTTTGCTGTTGCTTCTTCTAAAATTTTATCCTGAATTTCCTTAGATAAGCTTACCATAGCTGCGCTAAAAGATTCTTCGTTACCATCTTTAAAAGCTTTCATCAATTGGTCGCTTGCAGCTGTTACACCTTTTAAATTTTTAACTGTCATTATTTTGCATCTCCTTGTCCAAATGTTTTATTTAATGCTGCTGTAAATGCAGCAATTTTTTCTGCTCTTTTTTCTTCAACGTCATTCAAAATTTCTTCAACGCTTTGTTCTTTCTTAGTTTCAGTACCTGCGCTATTTTCTGCATCGATAATTTCATCGACCAATCCGTAACTCAAAGCTGTTTCTGCATCCATAAACGATTCTTTTTCAAGAAGTTCTTGCAATGCTTCATCTGTGCCGTTGAATCTTGTTTTATATGAAGCCTTTACCGATTTATCAATTGATTCCAATTGATCAGCAATCGTGCGGAAATCATCGACATTTCCTTCTCCATATGTGGAAGCGCGGTGAATCATCAATTGTGCATTGTTGTAAATTTTTATAGTATCGCCAGCCATTGCGATAATTGAAGCAGCACTAGCGGCTAAGCCATTAATCACAACGTTAACTTTTGCTTTATTTGACTTAAGTAAGTTCCCAATAGCAATCCCTTGAAATACGTCTCCACCGTTTGAATTAATCACTACTTCAATTTCTTCTTGATCACCTAGACTATCCAAAATATTTTTGATTCCCTTGTCAGTATTACCTTCAAAGAACCAACTAGAACCAATAAATCCCTGAATAAAAATTTGCGGTACTGCGCCTTTATTCTTTACTGCTAGAAATGTTTTCATTGTCGTCATTCGCCTCACCTCCTTTCGATACTTGTTGGTTGTTTTTAGTTATAAATATTTCATCTGCCATCGCCTTATCAGAGCGATCATTTCCAACGCGTTCTCTTCCTTCGTTGATTGTAAATACCCCATTTCTAATGCCGACATCAATAGCGTCAACCAAATCTTTGAAGCTAGTAATCTTGATCATAGTTGTATCCACACGTACAAAATTCCCTGACAAGTATTCTTCTGCTTCATAGAGACTAGCGTTAAACGCATCCTGAATAAGTTCAGCAATCGGTATGATTTCGAACATTAAAAAAGCGTCCACTTGATCCGATAACCCACTCATGTCTCCCTTTAGTAGGTTTTTCGGAACGTGAAACGCTGCTGCTGTCATCTCAAAGATGTCGTCTATTAAGTTTTTTATATCTCTTGAATTGCTTTGGAAGTTTCCGCTGAAATCTTCTAAATTGAATCCTTCTTGTAGTTGGAATACTGCCCCTGCATTGTCCGCTTCCATGAATGGTTTGAACTGCGATGTCATCATTTTATTGATTTGGTCTTGTGTTGTATTGTCTTGTGGTCGAAATAAATTCCCTTTCAATACGTATCTACGAGCGTTAGAACGCTTATAAACATTCATAGCACTAGAAATGAGTTTCCCATACGCTTGATAATACGCATCGACTAGTTGCCTGATTTGTTGATCTGCGTATTTTATATAGATAACATCACTTTCTAGAAATTCTCTATCAAGGACTATGTTGTTAATTTGTACTTGAGAAAACACATCATCTTTTAATGCATACTCTGTGACATCCCAACTATCCGCAATAAATATTTCGCTAGAATTATTAGACGGAGAAACGATCAATACTTCATTGTAGAATATTAATCTCCTGATCAGTTTTTTTCTAAATTCTGTTGCATTATTTTTCTTATTAGGAGCTACATTCAGCCTATAGTAAAGATCATTCTTTTTATTTTTTCCATCTTCATATGACTTGAATTCCGCTTTACTCATCGCATTTGCAATCAAATCAATACAAGTTTCAATCGCAAATTTTCGATACACAAAATCAACTTGCAATTTACAAAAGTATTCTTCTAAAGGAACCGTTGCTTTTTTTGTGAAGTATCCTACCGCCTTTTGAAAAATCCCCACTTTCTCACCTCCTTTCAATTTAGAATACTAGAGGAGTAAATCCAGTTCCTGTATTTTCTACTGAACTATTTGTGACTGTTACAGGAGCAGAATCATAAATATCATCCAAAAAATTCAAACCATGAAGGAATGAAAAAAAGCCATCCGTTTTTCTAGTTTCAGGTTCTATTTTTTCATAGCGTATATTCCCATTAGAAATATGCTCTTCATATACATTCATGCAATACCAACGCATAATTGCATCATCACCAAAATATAAACGTTGATTAATAAAAAGGTCATCAACCAGATCTTTTAACATACCATGTGTAACAGATCCGCTTCGAACAATTTCTACAGTAAAACCTGCTTCTTCTAAAGCGGGCTTCAATATTTTTGCACGGTACATATCCATAGCAATTTTTTTAATGTAATATTTATTACTCATTTCAAGAAACCAACCTACGATATAATCAGCTTCTATATTTTTCCCATGAACGATCTGTGATTTACCTTGATCTATAGAAATATCTATAATCTCTCGTTTTATGTTCTGTAATCGAAGAGCTGATTCGTGGATAAAAGTATGTTGTGTAAAATACACATCTTTATCATATTTTCCTAGCAACCCAACGCTGGCAAAATCTCGTCTATCAGCAAAATCGACTGTTCCTATCACTTCATCCATTTTTTCAGGAAATTCTTTTTCTTTCGTATGCAGAACATCATCATATGAAGCAACAGCAAAGCGTGTGTCTTCCATTGGTCTGTTCATTCGTTTCGTCATGAACGTAAGTCTTAAACCAGCATTACGTTGCATTTGAGAGTATTCTTGAAACATTTTCCGTTTTAGATCTGCATTGTAATTAATAGTTGGACAAGCTTTTTCCCACATGTCGGGATCATCAACTTCATTATCGTTATCCAAGCGACAAATAAATGGAAACAAACTAGAAAATTCTGCTCCATCCTTGTCAATTCCAAGTTCTCCAGAAAGAATCATTTTTGATTCTTCTATAATGTCATCAAGCGGACCACCACGAACATGACCATTAGTTGTATCATAAAATTCTCTATAATCTCGAATTTTACCACCACCAGAAGTAGCCACATTTATCATTGAATAATCTTCATTTTCGTGAATTTCATCAAAGCGGTTTGCACCTGGTCGCTTCCCGTCTTTTGTTCTAGCGTTTGCCGTGTTATAACGAAGTTTGCTATTTGTAGCAATATTTTGAATAACTTCCTTCGTAGCTTTAAATACTTTTTTATCTAAATCTGGATGATCTTTAATTACTTTAAATACATCATCAAAACTAGTCTTTGCTTGGCTTTCGTTATTGGCATAAATATCAATATCATAATTTTTAACACCGTGTTTTGCAGTCAGCAAGAAAAAATTGTTCCAAGAAGCAAAACCAGTTTTACCATTACCACGTCCCATTAATGAAAGATATCTATTGAACACTAGCGTTTTATCTTTTTTCCATCGGACTCCATAAATAAAACATTGTAGAAATTTTTCCCACGGAATTAATTCAAATGGAAAGTATTGTGCTGGTATATTGATTGAATCCTCTACCATTTGCTTATCGAAGTAAATATCTTCTCTAGTAAAGACTCTTTCTTCTAGATACTTTTTTAGCAATAATTGCTCTTTGCATACCTTGATAGTGCCTTCTTCTATAGCTTTGAACCAATTTTCAATATGCTTATAACTCAGGAATTGATTCATTTGCTTCACCTACCAATTCAGGAGTAATGGCAAGTTTATCCAACATCAATCCCATTTGTTTATTGACAGAAACAAGCAACGCTACTGATTCATTCTTTTTACCATTCTCCAATCTAATGCCGTTCTCGGATATATCTTCTTCCAGTGATATCGCCGTTTCCCATAAACTGATATAACGATCAACATTATCTAAGAATGGCTCAATATTTGTTTTCTGACTTTCCAATTGGCTTATTAAAGAGCGGCGTAATTTTTCTCTGTAGCGATTTTGAGACAATTCGTTTTTAAACATTCTAGCCCTCCTTTCATGATAAAGTTCGAAAAAATATTTTTTCCTGACAGCCCCCTCCGTTTCATCACCCCCAAAAAATTTGCGATTTATTTTAAGGGGGGGTTATCTCACCATCGGAATGAAAGCTTCAGCGAAGTCAATGTAATAATTAATCTCTTCAATGCCATATCCAAAAACATTTTTTATTCTTTCAACGTTATTATCTTTATTCAACGCTTCTCTTACTTGATTCACTTTGTATTTACTACAACAGTTATCTGATAACAGATCCCTAATACCTACATAGCGAACGTATATCAAACGTTTAATTAATCCCTGAGTATAAGATGAATACTCTTCAATCTTTTCTGTGTCATACTCTCTGCCATTGTCATTGATGATCATGCACTTACCACCTTTCACTTGCATCGAAGTTAGCAAAGCTTTCTATCTTCTTCTCTTGTTTATCTAACACTGTAAGATATCTGCCATGAACTTCATTATGATGTTCAACACATAAACAAATAAGATTATCTAAATCTAAAGCTAAGTCAGGTCTATCCTTGACTTCCTTTATATGATGAACGTTCTCTACTCTATGATACTTACCTAGTCTTCTACACTCTTGGCATTCATAGTGATCTCGTTTCATCGCTTTCTCTCTAAGTCTGCGCCATTTAGGAGACTGATAGAACTTAACCAAACGATCTTCTCTTATCAACTGTAATAGCCATCTATAGAATTCCTCGGTCATGTTCCGCCTCCTTTCGCAATCTTATTTAATGCTTAGCTATTCTTTTGCCATACAATGGAATAACTTCATTGCTTTCCTTTCGTTTATATGTATCGCTCTTTATTGGTCTTCTATACTTTCGTACTATCTCACCGTTACCATTTTGCACAGTGATTACTTCATACTTCTGTTCTAAGTATTGTGGTCTATACATTGTTGTTACCTCCTTTGTGTAAAATAAAAAGACCACTCAATGAGTGATCTAATATGTAAAAACTACACCTCATAAACGAGATGCAGTTATAGTTCTATCAAGCAACCTACACCGATTCCATCGATTACTATCGACCTCGCCTTGCTCGTGTACTTTGAGCGCCCATTTCCAACCCTCGGTTGCCAAAGTCGCTGGCAAGGAATCGAACCTTGCATGGTTGCCGAAGCATTGACCTAGCACGCATGCTTAGCGTTACCCTTTCCGCCACAGTGACACTATAAAATTATTCTTGGCTGCTACTATTTTTTATTTTGCCCAATTATAAATCCAATCATATAGACATTAAAACAGAGCGCAAAAATTGAAATTATTAATGGAATCATTTCTCTTCACCCACCTTTAGTTATCGTGTGAATAATTAAAAAACAATAGACAGCAACAAAATAACATTGCTTTGATAATTTGGTATAAACCACTATAAATTTCTTTTCTTGCAATTATTTTTAATATATGCTAGATTATCAACCGATATAGTCACTGCCTGTACTAGCGGAAACTAGTGCAGGTTTTTTGTTCTATTTACTCAAAAGTTATTACGATAAATTAATATTGTGAAAATAAATACTAAGCGTATAATTTTAGTTATCAGCGAGTGGTCCGCTGAAATAAATCAAAAGGTGGTGAACCTATGAAAATTACTGCTGCTATCACTAAAGAGCAAGGCGTCACATTTACAGTTGTTCTTGTTAAAACTGGTGTAATTTCTTCTTCTAATAGAGAACAAGTTAGAACTAGCGCTCCAAGCAATTTCCCGCGACCTATTATTTTAGCTGAACAATCACATGGGAAAATGAAGTATCATGGTAGAACAGATATCGTAAGATTCCTTTCTAATGTTCCTTATCAGGCTTTGCCGTGGAAGAACTATACTTTATAGATTCTGCTACTGGAACATTGATATCCCCTTCTGGTAAATCAATGTTCCAATTTGCTTTTACAAAAAAACTTGAGTTCTCACTTTCATCGTTAGATACAAGATTTGCTTTATCATATTTTGATTCCATCAGCTTTTCCCTCCAATACATAAATTAATAGACAGCAACGGATGATAGATAATAAGAACAATTTAGAAGGAGTTAAAATTCACATCCTTATTCTTAATATTTCCGTTGCTGTCTATCGAAGCTTAATTGTGAAACAATAATAAAACGATGTTCCTTTTATTATTATTTTGTCTCAGACCTATCACTAATCTTTCGACACTATCATAATATCACTGGTAAATAGCTAAAAACCGCCATCATTCCGCCAAAAAACCGCCATTTTTTATGCATCAGTCACTACACAAAGTTTGTCTTTGACTTTTAAAGCACAGACACTGTAATAGTATCCGCCATTCCCATCGTTTGCTGTACATTCCGCTTTAGCAATCTCATTTCGATTATGATAAACAACAACTTCAGCATAAGAAGTATGTCCATCGCCATTATAGAGACGGTTACCTTTATCAAAAATCTTTATATCTGTAATCACTGCATCAAGCTTTACATTTTTGAATTCACCTTCGGCCCATGCGCAGCAATCAGACTCGCTACATACAACTTCTAATTTTGTTCCATCTTCTAAAATTAATTCACTCTCTGACCATTCTACGATTTTTTTGAAAATAAGATCTTTTTTCAACTCTTTCAATGATACATAATCTTTCCACATTATATGGTCCTCCTATTTATAAGCAATTTTTTCCCCATGTTTATACGCTTCTGCAAACTCTATTAGAGCTTCCGACTTCATCCGTTGTATGCTTCTTTCTGAATAACCCACTTCACGGCTAATTCTGTAGTTTGAGAAGCTATCTGGCACACAAAAGCTATAGTAGAGTATCTGACGGCTAATCAGACTAAGAGCCATCAAAGCCGCTAAAATCGCGTCTCTCTCCGCTTCTATATCCATCATCTGAATGATCGCGTCTTCTGCCTTATTGCCGTGCTTCGGTGCCTTCGGCATATCCGTAATAATCGGCGACTTAATATCTATCAAAGAGCGACCTGCCATCCGCTCCAAACGCCGAAAGTTCTTCAGCACATCTCTTGCATTACATCTTGTCTGTTTGAAATCTACCTCTCGTAACAATTGCATCAAGTCAAACCGCTCCTTTATGTGATATAATAAATTTGTGGAATTTATTAGAACAGTCGGAGCGATCCGGCTTTTTTTATTTGCTCTTGATTACTTCCATGTCAACTAATCTCGCTACAGCTAAATTATCTTTGCTTTTCGCTAACCACTTGTCGCATTCCATCGTGTTTTCAATGCGAATGATCGCTGAGTGATTATAGACATGTTCTACATATCCACGAAATGGATAGATGAACTCTTCTGCTTCACATCGGACCATGTCACCGACTTTGAATTTTGGTTTCTTACGTGTTTTAGGGTTCTTTGTCGGCATATCTAGCATTAAACCGCCGATACCATGACTACTAGCGTAAAATCCGTCTTTTAGTTTCATTATGCTTCCTCCTCAATCGTCCAAGCATTTGTAAATTTCTCTAAGCTTATTAGTTCATCTTCATTTAAATATCCGTAACCATATAAGGATTCTAAAAGGTCTTCTTTTGAATAGCCTCTAAAATCAAGTCTGAGACCGCTTAGGATGTATACCCAGATTGTATTTCCATAAAACTTGATTGTGTATGCTTTCATCCCACTTCCTCCTCATCGATCTCTATCTCGACATCTCTGCCTTCTAAAATCTGTTTGGAATCAATTCCTTTTGTGGTCAACGCCAAACCGCCATCTTTTCGTTCAGCAACAATGCTAATTGCAATTGCCTTTGTTCCGTCTGGTATATGGAGCATTAGATGTCTGCTTATCCTTCCGACTCATCTCCCACTGGCAATTCTTTGCCTAAATATTCAGCCTTTACAAACCATGTATCGCAAGCAGGATTAATGGCTGTTGCTCTTCTTGAATTATTTAAGTGACTGCTTTTGGTACGGTATTTAATCATTGGCGTTAATCCTGTCCACATTACGCCATAGCAATAACGGTATTGATTTCCTTTTCTCCACCAGCCGATTTTCCAATCATCTAACGACTTAAACCCACTCATTATATTGCCACCTCTTCCACTGTTCCATTCACCAACAATGCTGCAGCATCCGCTGTTGCTTTATCAGCGAAAAGCAATCGATAAGATGGATTGCATTCAAAACTGTAATTTACTCCATCTTTTCCCCATAAAGCACATTTAGTAAGATAGTTTCCATCGGCATTCTTTATTGCCCATACTGGATCTTTCTCGACCTCGTAGCCGTTGTATAGGCTCAATAGTGTTTCATATGATTGTCTCTTTGTCCAAGCAAGTAATTCTTCTCCTTGTTCTTGCGTCACTATGCCATCTCGTACAAACCAATCACAGAAATAATATGAATCACCATCTTTAGATTTGATTAAATACGCTATTTTTTCAGCTTTTGTAAAAGGGTCCGTAGATTTCTCAAGCCAACCGGCCACGAGTTGTGGAATAACTGGCTTCTGCGGTTCGTCTATTTTTTTCATTAACGTAATACCTGCATTTATACTCTCGTTATAGCAAGCAGCTATTGCATCATTTCCTATCACTTTAATACTTTCTAACTTTTTGATTGCTTCCTGTTTATTCATCGCTATTCCTCCAATAACTCGCTATTCTCGTATATATTTCCGGTGACTTCATATTCGTATCCCATCTTTTGGTGGCTGAATATTCTATATTCCATTCCACTAATTAATGATTTACAAACTAATCCAGAATGAAACTCGGATTCTTGTACAACCGTTTTTTCATTAACTAAATGATCAAAACCATTACTTACATTAACCAGAACTACATCCCCCTCAAATATCTCCACACCATTCTTATCTTTCAGTCCTGTGGATTGCATGAGCACATATTTATCTGGAGCCATTTCAGCATGAGTGATCAACCTTCCTGCTTGCCCATATTTCATTTCTTGTCCAATTGTTTTACCTTTAAATGGTGTGTACCACGATCGAAATCTCGGTATCATTTGCTGCCCTCCTTCTGTAACTCGCCGTAAATTGAACATCTACGGCGAATTGCTTTTACTCTGCGTTCATTTTCGATTGTGGGCCGAATTTCGTATGCTCTTTTTGCCATTTTCAATTGATTTCTAGCACCTCTTAATGCATCTGAATAGATTTCTTTTGGCATCATCATTCGCTGTCCTCCAAATCACTCGACTTCACGAATACACCATCTACCATTTTTCCTGTGCGCTCTTTGATTTCGTTGTATGCCATTTCTAAACACTCTTGTACGTTTGTCCCTTTTTGCATGGAAAGGATAATCAGCGTGACGATAACGTCTCCTACGCTATCTTTAAATAGCTCATCATTACTTCTTGCCATTGCTGAAGCGATTTCTCCGAATTCCTCAGCTACTTTCAAAAATTGTGCTTTTGGATCTGCCTGGTTTAATCCCTTATCTTTTGCCCACTGTTCTACTTTTGTGATTAGTTCGTTCATTATTTCTCCTCTACATACTTAAACTGTCGTTCCTTTGAATCAATATCCATATTCTTCGCTCTATCCCAGATAATGTTTTTGCTCAGCCCAGTAATTTCAGATAACTGTTCAGCAGTACCTGTTACTAGAATTCGATCACCATGCCAAATTGCAATCTTTCTCGGCGTTCTCCGTTTGGACTTTTCAGTCCACATTGATTTGCCGAGCTTTTGGACTTCTGCAACTATTTCTTTGTCTTCTTGCCAAGATTCTGACTTGGTTAATTCAGCAATTCTTTTCATTGCTACTTTCTTATCCACGCTCATTCCTCCAATCTACGAATTTCCCTTCTTAAATTCTCTATGTGCAAATCGATTGCCTTTCTCGCCGTTTCATTGACCATCACTGCCTTTGTTCGTTCCAGATCGTCAATCTCACGCTGAAGGCTTCGAATACGCATTTGAATCACTTCTTCTGTTGTCATGATAGACCACCTCTTTAAAAACGCTCTTCCTTGAACGTATTCCGATATTTTTTAGCTAATATCAACGGCACTTGATATTGATGACAGAACAACTTTGCCTTGATCTTAAAGTCTTTTGTCTGCATTCCTTTGACATCTACGACTTTGACAAGCTTGCCGTTTTTATAAAATGTGAAGTCAGGAATATACTCGATCTTGCGATACTTCTTTCCGTCTAGTTCAAATTTCGGCATTAGCTCAAATCGTTCCTGAAGTTTTACTTTCCAGCCGTTCGCTTCAGCTTGCCACAAGGCTAGATCGTAATACTCTGCTTCTGCGATAGAATCAAACTTGATACCTCGATGAACAGTTTTTTTATTACGGTATTTATTCATGCGATACTACCTTTCACTGGTTTTATGCGCTTGTCTGCTGTTTGTTGGAATTTCAGCGCATAACCTTCTGAATTCTTAAATATCCTAGAAACAATTCTTTCACCGTAGGCTTCTCTTAGTTCAGGACCAGATAAGTTTGTTGTGATGATCGTTGCCTTGTTCTGTCTGGCTTCTAAGAGCGTGTTTAACGTGTTGTTTGTAAACTGCCTACTATTTGATACCCCACTACCTAATTCAGCTCCAATATCGTCAAAAACCACCAAATCAGTTGTTTTAATATCGGCTATAAGCGATCCTTCAATTTCTTTTCTCAGTTCAGCATTGTTATAAGAAAACTTTATTTGCTCTAATAATTCTTGATAGCTTATAAAAAGTATTTTCTTGTCATAATTTGAGCGCTCAAGTATTTCCCAAGCTGTGGCCATTGATAAGTGGCTTTTTCCGCTTCCTGATTTCCCTGATAGAATGAAATGTGCAGGATGATTCAGTAGGACATCATTTACATAGCTTTTAGCTCTTTCTAAAGCAATTTTCGTTTCTTGGTCTACTACGTGATAATTCTCCATTTTGCATTTAAACAAAGTTTTATCTGTTAATACCGAACCATTTTGAAAAAAACTCAACGCTCGTGCTTTTAAGCTGTCGTTATATATCCGTTCGGTCTGTATATCCTCTTTCACACGTAACGCTTTATAACCACAACTCATGCATGTTGGTTTACAACGTTCTGAACCATCCTTATTTTTAGCTCGCCAACTATACAAAGGTTCGCTACATTCTGGACATTTTCCGCTTTGCACTAATACTCTTCTTATTAGCTTCTCCATAGCATTTGCTAGGCTTTCCATGTGATGCATCTCCTTTTTAAATTGGCAAGTCGTCATATTCACTAGGATTGCTGTACTGTAGTTTTTGACTTTGCTTTTTATGATTATTCTTGTCTGCTTTGATTTCGAATTTGAGCTTCTCAAATTTTTCTCTCAATTTCTTAGCACTTCTAATATTTCCAAACCAAAATTCATTTGTAGGTAGCCAATTGATCACATACTCAATCGCTTCTATAGACGCTTTATCTCTTTCTTCCATCAACCTGATTGTGTCTGCCCATTTTTCGATATCTACTTTGTTCATTTCTTTTGGAAAATCTTCAGTTAAATTACTTTGCAATTTTTTAGCAAGGCGTAAGTGTTCGTCAGAATACTTACCTCTCTTTTCTTCTTTATCTATATCTATATCTTTCTCTATCTCTAACTCTGGTGTAGTTTTGTCTGGACATTTGTCCGACACTTGTCCTCCAGTTATTAAATTCCGTTTTGCCTCTTCTATTTTCTTTCTGTATTCTCTTTTTCTATCTGCTTCAGTTGAGGATTTTCCAATGAAACTTTGTATATCAGACATATAAATTGCTCCGTTATCTAATACGTCAATAAGCTGCAAATCACGGAAAATTTGTACCGCTTTTTCTACGACTCCTACAGAATGTCTTGTAATAGTTGCGAGCATTGTAGAGTTAAATGGAATCCTGTCATTAAACATCAACTTACCTTCGTGTTTTAGACTTCTTAAATAAAGTTTGAGAAGAATATTAGAATAAATATAGCCATCTGGCATACTTTCTAAGAGAACCATCTCGTCACTATCGAAAAAATTCTCTTTTAGTTTTAAATAGTAGTAGCGTTTGTTGTCAGACAATATTTTTTACCCTCCTATTCTAAGTTTCTTAATTGTTTCCTGGTTTAACTTAATCCCTTTGATTTGATACTTATTTTTGAAATTAATCACACCTATTTTGTGCTTCTCCGTATGATGGATTCTGCAGAGTGCTACAAATGTGTACTCTGAATGATCAACTTCTTTGCGCTTTCGTCTTCCTAGCGCTTTGTCAAA